TCACGTGTGCATTATACGCCCGCCAGATCCTGTATGCGCTCACGTATACATGCGCTCACATGCGCTCGGTAAGGGGGTTGATATATAAAAGGGTGGGAAGAATCAACCCATGCACGCGCGCACACACATACGCACACACACGCGCACCTGTACATACATACACACACGCGCCCGCTCGCGCTCGCGCCTGCACGCCTGCGCTCGGGCACGCCTGCGCCCCTGCCTGCGCACACATACGCCTACACACATGAATACAAAAATTTTCTGTTAAAGCCTTGTTAAAACGTCCTGTTAAAGTTTTGTTAAAGCGTGTTTTTTCATTTGGATTTGTCAATTATTTTCTATAGATATACCCCCTACTACGTAGTGGTAGGGGGATATCTCTATACTATCTCGGCTTCCCCCTACCTCCCATACCTTGAGACCGATTTGGTGAGCAACACACCCCCTTAGAATGCGAAATCTCAAATGTGAACCATCCCTTCATGCTATGCGCACGAGTGACGCGCGTACACATACACACATACGCCTTCGCAAGTCATGGACTTGCTCATTACACGATGGACTGACTGGCTGACTCCTCCCTTACGCGTGAAGCAGCATCGCGCGACCCCTGATCCTGTATGTACGCAGGAAAATTGGTGGGCATAATGCGCAGGGATTTTAACATTTTGTTGTGATAGTATTAAAAAATCTTGTTGGTTGTTTGTGGTGTTCGAAACGATAACCGAAACTAAAAACATTGCCTTATGAGTACAAACGTAAACACAACCACACAACTGCAAGCCCTTGAGAGTACAATGGGGCGTGACTTCATCGAAAACATGTTCGAGGATTTTATCAACACCGAAGCCTTCGCATCATTCGGCTTCTTCACAGACATGGTGAGTGGTGCATATGCAAGTGTTCGTGACCCACAATTCCGCTTACTTGTGCAAGGGAACTTTGAGATGTTCGTTAACCCACAAAACCCTAATGCGTAATGGGGAATTTCGCAACACACCGCAACCACAAGGGCTATGAGTACGTAGTCCGAGTGGTGAGCGCACCGACTCTAGGCGGCAAGACTGCAAGTGCAAGTAAGCGCAAGGTTAGAGGTAAGATGAAAGCCGATGCACTAGAGAACATGTATGCTGACCGGATTGACCGCAAGGTATACAGGGCACAAGCCCAGCGTGAAACCCGTAGGGCAAAGCGTAAATAGTACTGTACTTTTTGGATGGTGGAGACCACACCTACAACGGACTACCTGCAAAGGGGATACCTATGCCCCTGTTGCACTGAGTGTTCGTGACACTCGTAGTCCCCTAAACAAATGTGAATGAGTATGAAAAACTATGATGGAATTGAAGTGAAGTTAGTGCGTATAGACACTGGTGTAGAGGTGAACATAGGCGATCCTGTGGTCACGTCTCGTGGTGTCAATGACACTGTGCGTGGGATATACCCACCACACAAGCCAAGTTCGAGTGGTAAGGTGAACATGTATTACCCCTCTGTTTATGGACTGCAATTCGTTGAGGTATGAATGAACTGCAAAGATTGAGTAGGGCTGTAGCCATACACACCGGTAGAAGGAGAGCATCCGAGAAGGAGATGCGCGAGGCTTGGGCGTACCTGTGTAAGGTACATGACAAGTATGGTACGGTTGACGTGAGCATTATACGTTCACTCTTGCGTTGAACCGAAGGTTATGAATGAGTTTTAACAATCCTTTAACACTGATTGTCAGATAGTTACCCTATGTTTGTGGGGATGATTTGGTAGTGGAGACCACACTATAAACGGACTGCTACACAAGCACCAATTCTTTTGGTTTTGGTTTATAACGTGGTGTTTGGGTGTACTATGGGTTCGAGTCCCATGCAGTCCCCTAAGCCTAAATGTGCAGGGCTAATGATGCACATAAATCTATGCCTATGGATGAATTGAAGGATGGACAAGTATTGGATTACTTGGGAGATGTACGTAGTGAGGATGAAGTAGTTCAACTCACGATGCCTAGCGAGTACGCCGGGATGTTTTGTTTGGATGACGCTGTGCGAACACCTATGTTGCACCACGATGGTGGGTTCACTCGTGTAGCCATTCTACGTGGTGAGTACACTGATTACGTGACTGAACTTGTATGTGGTGACAAGATATGGATGCCCGACTACGAAGATGGGTGTACAATATGTCACATCGGTGGTACGTACAGTATGCACAGTGGTGAGTGGTGCTGGGTAGATGACGCGTTGTACTGCGAGGAAGATGGGGATTACTACCATCTTGATGATGAGGGTGAGAACATCTTTTGGAGTGAGCGCAATGAGGAGTACCGCCTTGAGGAGGATAGAAATACCCAGCGACTGCACGAGTACCATAGTGGGTTCCGCAGGGACTTCACCTCACGTGACACTACATATACGATCGGCTTCGAGGTCGAGAAGGAAGATGATGACCCGTTGGATACGTGGGACTTGGAGGCTGTGGATGAGACAGGATGGTGCCGCGAGTCGGATGGTAGCCTATCGGATTACAATGGATTCGAATTGGTCAGCCCAATCTATGACTTGAATGACCCGATGTTAGACAGTGCTTTGGAGGGGCGTATACTTCGTGACCACATCAACGCCGACTGGGGTGCAAATTGTGGTGGACACATCAATGTAGGTAAGCGTGGTGTATCGGGCGATGACTTTTTCGATTCGATTCAAGCATTCGTGCCGTTGTTTCTAACTATATGGAGACACCGGATTACTAACCACTACTCGCAAATACAACGTAAGCCCGGTGATTACAAACGTGCCGGCAAGTATTCAGCAGTCAACATTCAGAGTAGGTACATTGAGTTTCGCTTACCACCTGCATTCAAGAACGTGACCAACCTGCTATGGCGTAGGGATCTGATGCGTATCATGTGTGCTAACGAGAATATCAAGCCGTTGCAATTGATTACGATGATGCTCAACCCTAAGAGTGCATTGGGTATTCACTTGCGTAAGGTTTACTCGAATGACCAAGTGCTTAAGGTAGTGAGCATGTACGCTCAGTTTGCCGATGACTTATACGGTTCATTCAACTTCAGTGCCGATGGTGTGGGTGTATTCCACAAGAGTGCTGTGCGTAGACTCAAGAACCGCAAGGTAGACCCACGTACAATCGTGTCCTACTCAAGTGAGGCAGTGGATAGACTGCGAGACAAGTTCGGTACGAACTACGTGACTGATGCGCAACCTACTTTGGAGGCGATGGACAAACTTCTTGAAGAACAAAAATAATTATATAACCGAAACCGAAGAGTGCGATGGGATATAACCGCACAACGATGCTTATGTGTATTGCAATTATGAATGATGGTAAGATGTTACCTAAGAAAAAATTAAAGAACTGTTGGAACAACAACGATGATGGAGCCGGTATGCTCTACATTATTGATGGCTTACTATGCCTTGAGAAATTTCCTAACAAGGGTGGTGACTCATTCGACAAGTTCCTTGAGCGTTACCGCGAACTAAAAACTTCCGCTGTAGGTGACAAGCCTATGCTCTTGCACTTCCGTATCGCGACTCATGGTATGAGCGATGAGTATCTACACCCATTCTCAGTGACACCTACACTTGGACTCATACACAACGGTGTTATATCGGGGTTCGGTACCAAAGACAAGAGTGATACTGCCGAGTTCGCAGAACTTGTGGGCACCATACCCAACGTAGATATTGAGATGCTCGACAATCCTTTTGTTGAGGATGCAATCTTTACATACTTGGGTGGCTCAAGCAAGGTGGTGTTCATGGACAACGAGGGTGTGTACCGCATATTCAATGAGGGTGCCGGCTCATGGATTGGTGACAATTGGTTCAGTAACGACAGCCATTCACGTGCCGTACGATACTACGGAAGCACAGCCGTCACAGGATCGAGCAAGTACACATACGATTGGGATACTCAAGAGGATGTGGATTCTTGGAACGCATCCTTTGGTGTAACTACTACCGATGAGTTGGATGAGATAGCATACGACACTGAGGCACCACTACAAGGAACGTACGATTGTCAAGGATGTGGTACAAAAAACACTAAGATAAACTTCAACGCTGAGTGTATGCAGTGTAGTGCATATCAATTGGATGCAGTCGATGAGGTTATGGAGTTGTGGACAAGCCTTGATTGTGGCTACGAGGGAGATGAACTTAAAGATGTATCGTAATGGATTGGCTAAAATGGTTTGACAACAACAAGGAAACGTATTCAAGAACACACTACAAGCGTGGCTATGATACACTTACACACTTCCAGATCCAGGCGTTGCAGGATTTGATGGCGGGAGTATGGCTAAAGAATTGGTTTGCAAATAATAAATAGATATGGAGTTTGAATTAGAATACAAAGACAACACACTGAACGTGGTGGCTGAGGTCGCAGTGTACCGGGACGAGGGTACGTACGACACACCACCTTACACCGAACATGAGGTGCTTAATCTGGAGGTGAGCATGTATGACCACGAGGGTAGCCTTGTGTACTTGCCTACTGAACTGCTCGCTAAGGAGTTACGAGATAAGATTGATAACGCTATAAACGATAGAGTGGAATGAACAAATATTATCAATACAGCGACAAGTATAGGTCTCTACACAACATCTTCTACAATGGTGAATACTACACTATTTGCGAGATAGTAGAGGACGAAGCATTAACGGACGAGTTAAAAATAAGTTTAATCAAAGATTGTTTGGAATGAAAAAGAATAACTTAATAGTAACCTCAGTACGTTACTTTGAAACACGTAGAGGACTTGGGTATGAAGCCAAGACAAGTGTGCCTGGAGTCAGCATATGGAATGATGGAATGGGTGGAGGCACCTACGTGTCATCCACACTGGCTTACTTTAATCACGGAGATTTTCACAAGACTTTCTTTCCCGATATAACCTACGGTTCTATTGACTATGAGAATGCACTTGAGGAAGTGATAAGTATTCACGAAGGCGTTTAGTCTTAAGTATTAACTCTCAATTTGTGAGAGACATTTGGAATTGATTAACGGATTAGTAACCTTATACACATGAGATATGGATAAGAAACATATAAAAAAATTCGGCGCAATGCTGGAGAACAAGACCGTAAAAGCGGTGAGAAGATTGGAAGATTCAGAGATGAACGATTTAATGTGGTACAAGAACCCACTCGTATTGATATTCCAAGACGACACGCAATTGATATTGCAATGCGATGATGAAGGGAATGATGGAGGTGCCGCCATGTTTTATGACTACAAGACAGGCGTAACGGAAACAATTTACACTGTATAAAATGGATGACAAGATGATAGATAACTTTATTACATACTGCAAGGACATCGTGGCCAAGCACCCAGATCTTACGGATGAGGTGCATGACTTCTTTGACCTATGTATGATGGAGATAGAAGATGGTGGGTCACAAGACCATGAAATCGAATTAGCGATGAGTGACATAGATGATTTAGTAATAACCAAACTCAAGAGTGCAAGAGGATAACACCGCACAACTATGCTTATGAAAGTATTTGCAGTAACCGTACCCAATCCCTACTTGGGTGAAGGCAGTAAAAGTATTGACCGAGTAGCACCTCCGGGTGAGACAAGGCTCTCTTACTTCACAGTCTTTGCAAGAGGATACGAGGATGCGCGTTTAGCATTCGTAGAATTTTGTGGTAGAGGTAGGAACTTACCTACCCTTACATCTATTACACCTATCGGAGAGGACTCACGAGTACTCAAGCGAGCGGTGGTACCCAATACCCCTACGATCCTGGAAAACGTGGAGGTTGAATCACTTGATGCGAATCAAGCGAAGGCATTACTACGTGAGTTCATATCCAATGACAGCACCGACCCGCTGTTGGCTATGGCTATTCGTAAGGTGACTGAACTCGATGAGTTCGTTGCATTCAAGGGCCTTAAGTCTACTCTACAATCCGATGTTGAGGTAGAGGAGGTACCACTAAGTGAACTGCAAGCGTTGGCTGATGAAACATCCGCTGAGGTCAATCAAAAACTCGAAGAGTTTTACAGGGATGAGCGCACTGTTCTCACTGACTTGAAGAACACCGGGCTTAGTAAAGAGAAACTTAGTTTCATTGAGCGTTTAACTTCTAAACGTGGTGGATAATGAATGAGTTCCGTAAAGCGGTACGTATTGTGGAAGAGGCGCGGGATACTGCCGCGCTTCTACACAGTACCTACATACGTATACAATTAGAGCAGGCACTTGAGGTGCTTGCCAAAGCAGAAGTAGAATTTAATAAACAAGAGTATGACTTATAGACAATTGGTGGACTACCCACCTACACTAAGAGTACCGGATTCGATACGTCAAATCAAGATTGACTTGGTGTCCGTGATGTGCGACAACAAGTACAGATGGATAGCGAGTAAGAACGATGATGGAGATTTTCATATCAACACCCGTCAATTTGCGTACAGCAACTTTGGAATACCACACCACAAGGATGACCTTGAGTGGGCAATGGATGCTAACGATTGGGATAACGTGTTCGACATGATTAACGAAGGCACCGTGAAGGTGTGGAAGATAGAGTACAGATAACTAAATACAACTTGCCTTATGAAAGTATTAGAATTATTTGCAGGCTCACGTTCGGTGGGCAAAGCAGGAGAAGAACTTGGGATGAATGTATTCTCAAGTGACATCACCCAGTTCGGTGGTATTGATTACGTCGTGGACATCTTAGACTTTGATGTAGCAGAGGTGCATGGATTCGGTAAGAATCTATGGGTACCCGACGTGATCTGGGCGTCACCCCCATGTACATCATACAGCATTGCAGGTGTGAGACACCACCGCAATGGACAAGAACCTACATCAGAGTTCGCTGTAAAGAGTGATAAGATTATGGATAAAGTACATGAGTTGATACACTACTTTACACTGTTGAACCCCAACCTTGTGTACTACATCGAGAACCCTCGAGGTATGCTACGCAAGATGGACTTCATGGAGCGTCACCCGATACGACACACTGTTACGTATTGTCAGTATGGAGACACACGTATGAAGCCAACAGACATATGGACTAACGACTCACGTTGGAGCCCACGTCCTATGTGTAAGAATGGTGACCCCTGTCATGAGTCTGCACCACGAGGTTCGCAGACCGGTACTCAAGGGAGAGCCAACAACCATGAGCGGAGTAAGATACCGCACGAATTATGTTTAGAAATATTAAAATTAAATGACTTGACTTATGCCTAAGACACCTAAAGAATTTCAACCAAGACGCAAGCCTTCATTGCTGATGGAGATGCTTGCCTATGTATTTATTTATGGCCCTATATTCACGTTCTTTTACGTGATAATACAAGGCCTTAACTCACTAATGGGATATTGATATGGGACTAGATATGTATTTACATCGCAAGCCTCGTCACGATGAGGATGTAGATGAAGTAGACTTAGGGTATTGGCGCAAGGCTAATGCCATACACCAATACTTTACGCGCAAACTATCGCCGGATGAAGAAGACAACTGTACTAGGATTCGTGTGACAAAGAGAGACTTGTTAGACCTAAAGCGTAGGTGTCAAAAAATAAATAGAGGCGGTGCCGAAGTTGCTGAAGAACTACTGCCCACAACAAGCGGGTTCTTCTTTGGGGGTACGTCGTATGATGAGTGGTACATGAAAGACATAGCCAAGACCCTCAGTATAGTGGAAGAAACACTTGACGATTGGCAACCTAATGACTATGTGTTTTACTACGCATGGTACTAAACTTACCTATTATGTTACGCAAACGCAAACACATAAAGAGAACCGAGGCATACCTACGTATGCTTGAGTTGGATCAGATCAACCTTACCCTACACGCAAGTAGGTTTGGTTGGTCACCACAGATTCAACATCAACTAACGAACTCAGCGATGTTGATACGCAAGTACCAACGTAGACTGAGGTTAATACGAATGTGATATGAAAGAAATAATAACAGAACTATTCATGAAGTGCGTGTATGTACTTCAAGTAATAGGAGGCACACCAGGAGAGTATGGATTTGGATACTACTTAGCGAACATATTAATTTTTGTGGTCATTGAACCGCTGTTGATATGTACGTTCTTAGTTTTGTGGCTACGAACATTAAAGAAACTTAACGCCAAAGAGATATGAGAACACTAATAGTAATTACTTTACTTCTTAGCGTATTGTTTATGTATCTAACTAACACCAAAGAGAAATGAAAAGAATGGAACAATTCCTACGCATAGCAAATGCGAGGTTAAGAAAGGTGTATCCTAATAAGATGCAGAGAAAGGCTTGGGCTGCTAACATGTGGCGCAGGTATGTTGAGAGACAGAACATAGAAAGAGACTTATAGATGGCAGGAAAGAAAGAGTTCAAACTCTACAAAAAAATAGCGGGGTTGAAATACCCACAGGAAGACCTCAACATTGAGCGACACTGGAGGGTAATGGTAACCTACGCATTACGTAAGCATCAAAATGTTAAGAGAGCGTCCCAAGATCTGGGCGTTACACAACGTACTGTCTTCCGACTAATCAAACGATGGGATATTGATTGGAAACTACCGATGCTTGAGCCTTCAAAAAAATATCTACCATAGCATTTGTTAATTAAATGTGGATATCGTAAATTCGAATCAATTAAATTATATACTATGTCTAACACTTATCAGTTCAAAACAACGAACATCAAGGGAAAGCAGTACGTTGAGGTTAATCAACGTGTCATTGCATTCCGTACTCTATCAGAGTACAAAGACTTCTCATTGGAAACGCAGGTGCTACACCTGGATCCAGAGTCATGTGTCATACAAGCAACCATATCGAATGCCGAGGGCAACGTAATGGCTCAAGGTATGGCGCAAGAGGACAAGAGTTCCTCTCGAATCAATCAAACCTCATACGTAGAGAATTGTGAAACGTCCGCTGTAGGTAGAGCCCTTGGGTTCTTAGGTATAGGGATAGAGACATCAATCGCTACGGCTGATGAGGTAGGGATGGCTATTGAAAAGCAGAACACCTCAGCACCCGCTACAAAAGAAAGTCTCAACGAGATATTCAAGAAGTCAGTGGAGTACATCAAGGCAGGTGCGAACAAGCCAGATCGTAACACACGCTTCACTGCGATACAAGACAAATACAAAGGCACCATGACTGCTTCTCAGATTTCTAAGTTAGAGAAGTTAGTATGACTCATGGATGGTTTGAATCTTTAGTCAAGAGAACGGGGAAAAAATACCTATCGTACTCTTCAATCAAGTATGCACTGCAAGACATTGCACTGTTTGAATTATATATGCAAGGCAAGTTGCGTAAGGAATCGGAGGCACTCACATTTGGGAGTGCTTACGATTGCCTTTTGTTTGAGCCTCACAAGTTTGACAATCAGTTTCACGTCATGGATGACACTGAGATTATCAAAGAAGTCGGAGGCAAGAACCCTCGTGTCACGAAAGTGTACAAGGAATGGAAGGCTGAAGAAAAAACAAAAGCAAAAGACAAGACTGTTGTAACCATAGAGGACTACCAACAATGCATCGACATGATAACAAGGCTCGATGAATCGAAGGTACTGAACATATACCTAGATGGGGACTATCAAGTAGAGTTCTTACAAGAACTTGAAATTGGCGAAGAGGTAGTACCCTTCCGTGGTTTCCTTGACTGCCTCGGCAAAGGATTCATAGCAGACAGTAAGTCTTCTCGTAGCGTGAAGGGATTCCCTAGAGATGTACGTGTATTCGGATACGACATACAGGCATTCCTATACACACACGCATTCGGGGTAAAAGATTTCTATTGGGTAGTGCAGGAGAAAGCATACCCGTATTTACCAGCAGTATATAAAGCATCAGAGGAAACCCTTGACTCTGGTAGACGTAAAGTGGCTCGTGCCTTGAGTATAATCAAGGAACATTATGAGAATGACAAGCCATCTACTACGTTCTTTTTACAAGGGGAAATTTAATCAATCAATTGCTATGTCACAACAACAAAGCAAGGGAGTCTACATGGGATATGTAGGCGAACGCAAAGAGTTTGATAGTGGTGTTGTCAAGTACAACATCTCTTTCAAGGAAGATCAGTTAGATGAGATGAAGAAGTATCTAACGGGCGCAGGTAATGTGAACGTGGACTTCATCATTAAGTCTGACGGAACTGCATTCACGAGTGTGTTTAACCCACGTGCAAACGGGGGACAGAACACTCAAAGCCAAGCCGCTAAAGCAGTGGCTCAAGGCAACGACGGATTGCCGTTCTAAATTACTAATGTAAGGGAGGGGTTTTTATTATGTTAAGCGAAACTCTCAGATATGGGGCTCCTCCCTGCATTAATACTTCTTATTATGAATGGAAACTTTGGAGAAAAAAGAAAGACCGCGAATGACACGCCGAGTGTACGTGCTTACAGTATTAAATATAATAGACGAAAAAAAAGATGGCAACTAAACAAAGGAATCAAGACAATCTTCAGCGCGAAGCAGAAGGAGGACGTAGAATGGTGGTACAAGGAAGTGATAGCGAAGAACTGCGTGATATTTTAATCGCTGTATACGGTACACTCAAGCGTGGCTTTGGTAACAACATACTACTGAGCAATGCAGTATTCGTTTCGAATGCAAAGACAGAGAGACAATACCCTATGGTAGTACATGGATCAGGACTACCCTTTCTTGTAGAGAAACCTGGTGTGGGATTCAATGTAGATGTAGAACTATACTTGGTATCGGAGGATGAACTGAAGCAGTTAGACATGTTAGAGGGACACCCGGATTGGTACCAAAGAAAGAAGCGAGGCGCAGTAACACCCGAAGGCGAGACACTCATGCCTTACATATACTTTGCACCCGATGAATACTATCACAAATCAGAGACACTTCATGAGTGCTACTAAATACTTTATAGAGATAGGTAGTTGTGACTTCGATACACTCAACGACTTGGCTGACCAGGGTTGGAAGGGTGCTATCGTTGACCCAATTGCAGAGTACCTCAACGCTTTGCCGAGAAAGAAGAACGTGACATACATTAACTCCGCTGTTGATGCTAAACGAGGCAGAAGAACAATGAATGTTTACAACTCTGATGTTGTTAAAAAAGACCATGACTTTGCAGGTATGAGTTCGTTTGAAGAGTACACAAACGAAGCAAACAAAAGCAAAGTAACATCAAGAGAAGTGTCTACTATTACTTACGAGGACGTGTGTATGATGGCCAACGTACCGCGCATAGACCTTCTCAAGATTGACACCGAGGGACATGACTTAATCATACTCAAGAGTATAGATTACACAGGAACATTTCGTCCCGGTCTTATTAAAGTCGAGCACAAGCATCAGCGCAATCCATTTGAAATGGAATCCTTTCTAAGAGAGAGGGGATACAAGACATGGGTAGAACTCGATGACATTTACGCAATAGATAGCAATACATAATTATGGATAAGATTTGTAAGGAGATTTCCAGATCCGCCATGTGCCCTCTTGTACGCGCGCACGTGGACAAGCAATTAGAATCACTGGCTAAACTGCATACGTCTTTTGGCACGCAGGGTAAGGGTGATATGAAAACAAAGAAAGGATTAAGGGATGCTGAGAATGAATATTATAGAGAGATAAAAAGAGTAGCGCCCCAGTATTATAAACGAATTATAATTGACAAGTAATGAAGAAGTCTCAACTAAGAGAGATGAACAATACCTCTCTCAATAATAATACGATACCAAGAAAGAAGCCTCAGCCATTCAGAAGAAGTGATGGGCGTATGTTAGTGGGTCGATACAAAGGTCAAGCGCTAAAAGATTTGCCCAAGTCATATATTAATTGGATGACTAACAACATTGAATTAGACTCATCATCTCTGAGTTACTTGAAAAACGAGGAACTAATATGACTGAGTATCAAATAGAACGTAGCGTAGAACGCAACATGATACGCGAAGCCATTAGTGTATTCGCTAAAATCAACAGGGCCCACGAGAGTTCCTTGTATTTAGGACGAAGAGACAGGGAGTTAGTTGAAACAAGAGGTATGGTATGGGCCTACCTTAAGGAGAATACGAAACTCACTATGTCTTATATGGGAAATATATTTAATCGTCATCACAGCACGGTCATATGCGGCATCAGAGTACACAAAAAGAACATGGGTACATTTTCAAATGGCAAGTCGATTAGTCCGCTGTATGTAGATAAGTACGAGGAAGGCTCAAAGATACTGGATCAGATGATGGCACACACACGAGAGTTAAATGAAGGCCTCATATACCGAGTGGTACTATACACTGACGACCCCGTAACCTTAAATAAATTCGAGGTAGTTAACTATAGTCGAGTATGACCCGGGACTTAAGTGAAAGACAGGAGATATATTGGTACGATGTAGACATCATATGGCAGACTAAGCGTGGTAAAAAAATGTTTACCAATAAATGGAGAGGCATGGAGTGTGTAAGTAGAGCCAAAGATTTACGAGCCTTGAACAAGGATAAGAAAGCCATAGAGTTCCTTGAGAAGCAGACCAAACTATCCGCAAAGAAATATAACCTTAGAGTATTTAAAATCAACACTCAACAAGTGGTTGGATACTCGGAGGTACACCTACAAAAAGACTACGACAATGAGTTCAAGTGATAAAATCACAATGTTCCCTTCGGTTACTGACATAGATAACCCGCACTACACAACGCTAGATGAGGCGTTGACACGTATACGAGTAGGGAAGAGCAAGGATAAGGTTGATGAAGTTAGAGCCGGCAACAAGGACGTAAAGAAAACCTTACCTATCGCATTATTCTCTGGTGTGTTTGAAGGCAGGAGAGATAGCCAGATCCTGGGGCATAGCGGTATAATTGTATTAGACTTTGACCACATTGATGTAGAGGACTACAAGTCTCTGCTTGGAACTGATGATTACATTAGAGCATGTTGGACATCACCGAGTGGCGATGGACTCAAGGCACTTGTAAAAGTTACCAATCCCGAAAGACATCGCGACCACTTCCGTGCGTTGCAAGCATACTTCGATAGAACATATGGATTAGAGGTTGACCCATCGGGTATAAATCTTTCGCGCGCGTGCTTCGAGAGTTATGACCCCGACCTTATAAGTAATGAAGAGCCTAATGTTTTTGGGCTGATGTTATCTGAGGGTAGTGAACATCAAGAGGCAGTACAGCGGGAAGCGTACACTGACTACGAGAAGTTAGACATCGTGGTACACATGATACGCAAGGCTGATGATGGCGACAAACATCGCACGTTGTTGCGTGCATCCATATTGTGTGGCGGATACATTGCCGCAGGAAGAATGGAAGAGGACGAGGCGCTGCGTGTAATGGAGCGTGAACTCTTACGCAGAGATATACAAGACATAGACCTGGCACGGAAGACCATGGGTGATGGTATCAACCAAGGTAAGACCATGCCTATCCGTGAGATTATTGATGATGAGAACAAGATTAAGAGAGAGTTCCGTATCAACGATGGTGACATGTCTTTCATATCATCCGATGCTACGGATCTGGAATGGATAAACGACTTTGCAACAGGTAAGATAGAGAAGGGGTTGACCACAGGATTATCTAATCTTGACAAGTACTATTTGTTTAAAAAGGAATTTACCATCATCAATGGACACAGTAATGTAGGTAAGACTACGATGGCCTTATACTTAATGGTTACATCTTCTGTCTTACACAATTGGAGATGGATTATATATTCTTCAGAGAATAAAACAGCCGCTGTTAAGATGAGGTTGATGGAATTCTTAGTAGATGTTCCCGTTAGCGATATGCATTACGAGGAAAGAGTGGCCGCATACAAGTGGGTCAACAAGCACTTCACTATTATAAACAATAACCAAGTGTATAGTTACACCGACCTTATAGTGTTTACTGAGAAACTTATACGACAAGAGCCTTATGATGGGATATTGATTGACCCATACAACTCACTCAAGACAACGATATCTAAGAACGCACAACTGTCCTCACATGAGTATCACTACGAAGCCGCTTCAGAGTTGCTTACATTCAGTGTCAATAACAATATGGCAGTGTGGTTGAACACCCACTCAGTTACTGAGGCTCAAAGAATCAAAGGCCCCGATGGGTTACCTGTAGCACCGAGTGCTGCTATGACTGAGGGCGGCGGTAAGTTCGTGAATAGGGCCGATTCTTTCCTCACATTTCACAGGAAAACGCAGTCAAACGACTACGACATACGTCAACGTACAGAGATTCATGTGCGTAAACAACGTAACCAGGAGACCGGTGGTCAGCCCACGCCATGGGATGATCCTGTGGTTCTTGAAATCAATAGTTCACGTACAGGTTTTAGGAATCTTGGTAGTAGTGAAAAAAGTTTTACACCTTTAGCGTATAAAAACAATACTTTAGACTTATATTAGAGGGTGGATGAATACACGGAAATCAAATTGGAGTTACCAAAGCCGCCTTCGCTTAATCAATTTTACAGTGGGAGGCATTACGCGGTACGCTCAAAGTACAAAAAAACTTACTGGGAAAAAATCCAAAAGGTTCTTGAAGGATTTGATAAGTGGCACATGGAGTCTATGTCTATTCATGTTTTCTACAATTGTCGCTATGATGTTGACAATGCTATATGTTGCAGTAAATTTCTTGCTGATTATTTACGAAATCATGGCTATATTAGTGACGATAGTCCTAGATTTTTCACATCACAGTCTACGCATTATGATGCGTCGGTTGCCAAGGACACGTTTGTAGCGAAAATAAAAGCACATGGATACGAAGTCATTAAGTAAGATATACTTCCTAGCCACTGCAAGAATGCAGGAGGCGGCCATAGAGTTGTATGAAGACCTACATACAAACAGTGGTGAGGCTCGTACTGATGCCGAACGTCTGCACAACACCATACGCAAGCACAAGAGAAACATCGATACTGAATTTGATTTAATTAGAGCCGCCTTGTTGGAGTATTATGATGACGCTGATTTATCTTGATGGCCTAAACGGTATCAACTATCACAGACTAATGACTCCGTTCTTGAGAATGAAAGAGGAGGATGGTCTGAACATACACTTCATACAAAACTTTGATGAACTCAAAGAGTTTGATTTGTCAAAGGTCAAGAACCTTGTAGGCTCAAGAAGATTCAGTGTATCAAATCACAAAGCGTTCAAGAAGTATCTTGTAGACAATGAGGTAAAACTTATACTTGACAATGATGACTATTGGAAACTACCAAAGGATAACCCGGCATACAATTACTACAAAGAATCTCAGTCCAAGGCTATCAAAGAAAGCATACGTATAGCCGATGAGATCTGGAGCCCATCTAAGTTTCTTGTAGGTATAATGAAACAAATAAATCCTTCCGCTGTATACCGTGTGGTGCCAAACACTATACACCAAAAAGAAAAGCAGTGGGCAGACTGGGAAAAAGATATACCTAAAGACTACAAGGTTCGCTTTGGATATCTTGGAGCCAACGGCCATCAAAAAGATTTAGACGAAATGGGAATAACATTTGAAGACCATGAGTTATATTGCATGGCCTTAATGGATTATCCCGAAAGATTAAAAGCAAAGTATAGGATGAACCCTGTGGATATTACTCAGTACGCTACGTTGTACAAGTTCTTCGATGTCTCCCTTAGCCCCTTGAAGGACTCAAAGTTCAACAAAAGCAAGTCTGAATTAAAAGTAGTTGAAGCAGGGTTCACTCGTACTGCAATCATAGCATCAAACGTAACGCCATATAAGGAGGTTATAAAGCACGGAGAGACAGGCATCCTATGTGACACACCACAAGAATGGAAGGAAGCCGTAGAGGGCATGACATTACCCAAGGCAATGAGGCTTGGTAAGAATCTTTACGAGTATTGTAAAGAGCATTATGATTTGTCCACCATAAATAAACTGCGGCTCGAAGGACTATCATGAAAGACCAGATCCCGCCATACCTAAAAGAATACGCCAATGACCTTACGTTAAGAAGGATTGAGGCTAATCGTAAAAGGTATAAGGGTACTCACAAACAGAGAAAGGGTACAAAGCAATCAGTATTATTGGGAGAGGTATCAAGAGAGTATTACACAGAGTACATAGGCATACTTGGTGAGTTGCTTATCCGTCATTACTTTGAGGTTACACCAGAGGTAACTAGATATACAGTGTCTACGCTGTTAAAAGAAACAAAGAATGTCACTGATGACCCCGACATTATAGTAGAGTCAACAAAGATTAAGTACGGACTTAGTGTAAAGACTTGTGAGAAAACATTCAAGGCTAACAAGAGAGCGATGGACAAAGAGGATTCGGACATCGTGTTGTTTATCTTATTTACATCTCCAGAAGAATACTTATTTGCCGATTTCTCACCCGACGAAGTAAGGCTGTGGGATGTAAGACACGCGTACTCACCTTATTACGAAATGAAACCTTTATAGATACGTTTTGTATCTTCGATGCTCCCACAATTTCGTGGGGCACTAACAATTATTTACTGCTTATTATGGAAGACTTCGACAAATTCGTAGCGGAACTTGAATCGGCTGAACAACCGACTTGTAACCTATTAAATCCAGAAGACTGCGAGGCTTGCGGCTCCTGATCAGGGGATTAATTTCTTACGCAAGAAAAGCACAGATAGAAGAAGCAACAGTAAGTAAAAAGAAAACTTGTAAACCTTGTTGTACCACCTGTCGCTGTCCTTCATAACGATGGACGGCACAGGTACTTCTATCACTTGAACAATGGTATCGCTATCACATATAGCATCCACCATGATGGTATCAAACGAACGAACGATGTTAACCTTAAGTCTATCCTTAGTGATGGTAATGGTGTCCCGCTGTTGAAGGGTGATGGTATCACGCACCGAGACCGGAGCAGTTACAATCGTATCCGTAACAACAACCGTATCTTTTCTTAATACGCTCGGGTCTTTCTTGATTGCTTTTCTGAGGTGCCATTGAGCGCTGCAACTGCTTAATGATAGCGCTATGATTAATACGGTTAGCCATTTCATTTATCTCAACTGATAGTTAACACCCGCTCTTAGGTTGAATATATTTCTGTCCCAATACTTCATGTACTCGACCTCTGTAAAAAAGCCCCAACGCTTTCCGGGTTTCCAACCAAAAACAATACCCGCATTGTAGTCAACCCACTGAACATCACGATGATTATGATCATCACAGTCCTCATCACAATCGTGCTCAACAAAGTTTTGATATGAGAACTCATGACCTCCAACTATATGACGATGATATGGCAGTATGCTTGCCCAGGAGTGAATCCAAAAGTCATCTTCATAATGATAGTAATCTACACCGGCTATTGCTGAGAGAGAAGCCAAGGCACCTACGCTATCAAGCATCACTCTATTGTAGTCATTTACTATGTCTTTGTATATATATTTTCTAAAGTCAGCATCGGTGTCAGCAACTCTTTCCCCTTCGCTGTTCTGCCACCACCAATCAAAGTTATCTATTTCACTGTCGTTATCGTAGTCAATACCATAGTAGTTGTCTGAGTATCCGTAATCCATTGCAAGATCCCACCAAGGTTTATCCTCAAGATAATCCGCAATAGGATCGTATCCATAAGGCTGATGTTGTCTTCCTGCAATACCCAGACTAAAGTCTAATTCACCTATATGTAATCGAGTACGTGCTTCAACTTGAGTGTAGTTCAAATCAACAAGACCTTGGTTGTAGTACTCCCCTTTTACCATGAAGTATTTAGAGAGGTGTCTAAGAAAGTATCTTTGGTTTACATATCCCGACCCCTGCTGACGACC